CTGCGCTGACAGTCAATGCTGTAACCGTTAGCTCTGAGTTCTGAAATAATGCTATTGACTGCACACACTCCTGCCTTCTGGATAATATCTAGCGTTGTGTATTCCCCTCCCCGCCCCAAAAGATTTGCGACTTTCTGTAATCGTTCAGACTTATCAAACTTTGCAGCATTCACGATATATCCTCCACTCTAATGACGTATCTGCCTTTACTGTTCTTACGCCAGCCGTGACATTCAATTCTTATTCCGGCATCTCTGACTAGCGCAACCGTGGTTGAATCTTGAATTTTCTTTATGCGGTCAGCAACAGCAGAAGCCGTTACCTGTACCGCTAGAACTTCATCCTTGCGTATAGCTAGAATGTCGCACCACCCCCACAAGTCCTTCCTTTGTTTGGTAAAAGAATTCCACTTCTCTACAATCTCGCAGTGGTAGCCTTGCTCTCTTAAATACTCAAGGCTTCGTTGTGTGGGTGAGCGACTAGCAGCCATAATTATTTGTAGATTGGTTCATTTTGACTATGCCATTCTTTATGACAATTCTTGCACAACTCTCTAATATCCAATGGTTTTGTATAGTCATCATGATGAGCCTCTACTAATTTATTACTTCCACAAACAGAACAAATTTTTTTAACAATCAATCTGCCGTCACGTATAGCGTTACCAACGATTACTTGTGCAGCTCTAGCCATTGGGAACTTTTCAATATATTTCTTATGCGCTTTAGCATGAGCCTCTTTTCCTTTAGGACTTTGTGAATACTGCTTTCTTGCCTGAACCCTATGAGGTAAGTTTGCCCTTTGTTTGTCATATTCCTTTATCTTTTCTATGTTTTCATTCCTGTGTTTTTTAACACGGGACTTAACACATTCTTTGCACTTGTTTAAATATCCATCAAGCATTGCTTTATGAACATAAAACTCTGATAAAGTTTTGTCCTGTTTGCACTCGCTACAAGTTTTCATAGTTACCCTCCTATAATTAGAAAGGTAACTATATCATATACCATTCTAGAATGGGATTTGATCATCGTGTGGGCTGTACTCTCTTACTGTGCTGCCCTCAGTAGGTTTCTTGTAGCTAGGATCAGGCACGAAGTTATCCTGCGCTAAAGATATAAGCTCACCTACTGGAGTAGGCTTACGCCATCCTGCAAGCTTGACCCACTCACCTTCTTTAATGTCTCTGTCAGCAGTGAAGCCACCTTTAAGGTGAGGTTGTGTATCTGTCTTGCGCTTGTCGTTCGTAAACAGAACTCCCTTGCCCGGTCTTTCATTATGGTTCTTCATATTTCCTCCAGAGAATTAGCAGCCGCCATTACTTTCATTTTGGTAGGCGCATCTAGCTTGTCTATAACTTCACCGTTTGCATCTTTAAGCATCTTTAGCTTGTCGCGTTTGGTGTCATCGCTAAGCTTTTGGCTTGCCTTTATTTTGTGAACCATGTCGTGAAAAGATGTCTCCCACTCGATTAAATCCGTGGACTCGCTGAACGGTTCCTCTATCCCCGGTACGTACAGTGGCAAAAAAACTTCACCTTCTTTTCTTTCTTTCGCTTTCTTTATTTCCTCAACCACGACTTCTGCCGAACCCATATTGACTTCAGGTTGGGGTTTTGGCGAATCAAAATCAGAGACTTCTTCCGGCGTATATGTACCAGCCACGCATCCCGGATAAACGGCTCTGATGCCCTCTGATATAGTTCTAGCTCTGAGCATGGCTCTAGGATACTTATGCCATCCAGAACCCGGTTTAACCAACCCGATGTTCTTTCCCATCTCGATAGTCCAAGTGACACTAAGGCTGCCACCGTTCGGATGTGAAAAAACTCCAGTAACTTTTTCATCTGTGTAATCCTTCCACTCTACTTTTCCGCCAGCACTTTGAAAACGAGCAAGCATACTGTCTGCGCGTAAAGTTGGTCTGCCTTGCACAATGTGATAATCCCTTGCCGCCAATGCAGGGTGATAACCTTCTGCTTGTGCTATCAACATCAAAGCCATTGCTTCGTCGGGTGTCTTAACACCAAATAAATTTGATTTAGCAATTGCGATTGCCATACGTTCTATGTCTGCAACTGGAACTAAGTTACTCATCTCATCCCCTTATTTAAGTAAGAACCTACGTGAACCATTTACTTCAACTACAAACTTTTGATAAACGTCTGGCATAGCCTGTTTGAACAGATCGCTTGAGAACTTCATGCTTGGCTTAGAGTTACGCCACGTTACAAGCGTCTTTCCATCCACTGTAACCAGCGAACCTTTCGTACCCATGTATTCCCGTATCGCAACTTCAACCTTCTCCGCTTCGGTTTCAAGAAGTTTGATTCGTGCCTTGTATTCACTAAGCACAACGCAAGCCTGTTCAACCGCACCTGTTGCAGTTGCGACTTCCTCACTTGAAGTAGGCCAGATAAGCTTGGTTGATTCAACATCACTAGCCTGTGGCTCGGCATTCGATACAACAATTGCCCAAAGCTTTGCCATCGTTTGAACAAGCTCATCTTTCATTTCCTGCGTGATAGTGAAGTGGAATGTTCTGAACTTCTGTCCACCAAAGAGGACTGCAAGATATATCTGCTCCACGTTATGACAGGCCGCTTCGTGTATGAGTTGCGCCATATCAGCAGCAGGAACCATATTTGTTTCTTCGTCGAACTTAGACAGAACGCCAGCGTTGTAGTTCTTGCATTCAACGAGTATTCGTCCATCTGCACTGATGTAGTCAAAATGAGATTTAAGCCACGGTTCAGTCTTATGCGAAAGAACATAGTCTGCGTCCTTGAGTTCTATCTTGTGCTTGTCTTGGAACAATCTGGCAATGGTTGGCTCCATCACCTTACCCATCTGTACTTCTTCCACTTCAGATAAGTCAGGCGGCTCCTTCTTTCCCTGCTTAACCAAGATCGCATCAGCAGCGCGACCGTTAGCTGCTAATCTGGAATCACCTGACCACCATGCCGCATTTCTAATCTCTGGTGCAAAATCATCTGTGTTTACGCTTGTCATTGCAAATCCTTGTAGTGTGTTGGCTTTAATATGTGAGCGACTATTTCTTCTCTATCAACGCCAGCCATATCTATGATTGAGCAGAGCAGTACCAGAGTGGCTGACCCCCATCCCGCTAGATCACTTCCAAATTCATCCTCCAGAACCGCTGTAAGCCTCTCTATTGCGCGATTAACGTCATCTTCGTTAAAGGGTAGGGGCTTCACGCATAGCCTCCTCAAGCTCTTTTAAACGCTCTAGTCGGTCGCTCTCTGCTTCTCTGTTTAGAACGAATAGGGTAGCTTTATCACCGCAATGGTCTGGCAGTTGTGTGCGTCTCTCTGCATGGCAATATGCGTATTCTTCCTTGCCTGTGACTAAATCAACTGTGGTTAGCTTGGGGTGTATGCAGCGGTCGCGTTGACCGTGAGGTGTACCGTAGAAAGTGCAATCAACACACACTTTGATGTCTTTTAAATATGTCATTCCTAATCTCCCGAAAGGGTTGTCTAATTTAGTAGCAGTTAGTTGTGCAGTTGTTACCGTAGCAGCAGGTACTACAATTTACGCAACGTCCTGTCTGGTCGCAATAGGTGTGATACGTGCATGAGGCGTACACAAATGGGGCAGTAATAGCCAGCCACAAAGCAAATAGATACTTCATAAATCCTCCTAGTTGTAATTTAAAAAGATACTGCAAACGCAATGTAAATGATTAGCAGATTATTGTCTATGAATAATAATTATGAGTTTGTAGATAGCAATAGGTACTATCTATCTGTGGATAACCTGTGGATAACTTTGATCTGGCATGGTTCTTGATATATATAAAGTCTATGAATAGTTCTTTATACAAAGAACTATCGACTATTTTCTTTATCTCAATAGAAAAACATATAATAGGTGCTTAAAAATTAAGCAGTAACATTTACTTAACTCTTTTTACCTTTGGGGTTTTAAATCCCATAGCTTTGAACTTAGCTCTCAGGTCTGTACCTGCTGAGCTTGTGTAAGCAAAGTTTTGATCTAGGATTGAAGTGGCTTTAGGGGCTTGGGGCTTTAGCCTTTTGGGTCTCGCACTTGGCTGCGCGTCCGGTTGTGCCAGCGGAGTGACAGCGTAGAGTTTCTTAGGATTGGACATGAATCCTCCAGAGTAGGGTTTAAACGCGCATACGGGCGCGTAGGACTGATAAATCAGGCATGGGAATGGAAAGATACCATCCCATCCTGAAAACGCCTTAAAAGCCCGTTAAATCAATGATTGCAAAAGAGCAGCACAATTAGTCAATTGATTGCGTTTATCTAAAAAATAATGCTTTTCATCTACTGGGCAATGGTTAGATAACATTGTGAAAGCAGTAGCACCTTCAATTAAACAATCAATTATTTGCTGCAGATCAATAGTTGGATCAATAACAAAATTATCAGATTCGTTATTTTCTTGTGAAACAATAATGCTTTCTTTAAGCTTACCCATAACAATCCCCTTTAAATTGATTTTAAGCCCCTTTAGGGCGATAAAAAAGGCTAG